CACGCATTTGCCCGCAATCCGCGCTCATGGGTACAGTGGCCCTATGAGCCTCAAGAAGATTAAGGCAGCGGCGGCTAAAAAGTTTGTGAAAAGTTCTATCGAAGCTCAGCGTCGTAAGGACACCGCTCAGCATCGCAAGAACCAGGCGCTCCTTGACAGCGGGCGCAAAGAGGACGGTTGGGTCAATACGCTATCCGGCGTCGGAGACCCGTTCAATGACAAGCGGATGTCTTCTTTCTTCCTCCGTGATGCCGTTAACTGGCAGAGCGCGGAAGACCTCTGGCGCTCAGACGACATCGCCGCTCGCGCGGTGGAGTGCCTGCCCGATGAGATGACTCGCGAGGGATTTCAGATTGTCATTCAGCATGAGGCGACCGGTACGGAGAATCATCCCGAAAACGCTGCGAGCAATCGTGGGTCCTTCGGCGATGGTGACAACGACGGTGATGACTATGCCACCATGCAGAGCGGCGCGGGTACTCATGCGCCAGCCCGGCACGATGCGGCGCCCAGTCTGAGCATGCAGGGTGCGGACAATCCCGGCAGCGGGGATAACTCTAATGCCGCAGTGGGCGGCTCGCTCCCAGCCGCGCCCCCAGAATCTCCGCAACCTGAAGAAGAGGGAATGCAGGAGACTGACCTCAGCGAGGCGAAAGCCATCTCTGAGTTGATGATGAATCGCTGTGATGACTTGGACGTCCTCAACAAGGTTCGCCAGGCATTGTATTTCAGCAGGGCTTATGGGGGCGGGGCGATTCTCGTAGGAGCCAATGACGGCGAGATGGATTGGTCCAAGCCACTGCGCGAAGACCGCATCCAATCAATCGATTACCTAAACGTCCTCGAGCCTCGCGAGCTGTTGCCGGTCTTCTACTACGGCGACCCCCGCGCGCCGAAGTACGGCGAGCCGATGATTTATCAGCTCAACCGCATCATGATTGCAGGTGAAGTCCCGGCGGACCAGGCGTATCTGCGCATCCACGAATCCCGACTTATTAGGTTCGACGGCATCCGCGTGGGCCGTCGTCAGATTGTGGCTAATGCTGGCTGGGGGGATTCAATCTTCACGCGCGTGATTCAGGTTACGCAGGATTTTCAGAACGTGTGGCAGGGCGCCGCGCTCATCATGTCGGACTTCGGCCAAGCGGTGCTGAAAATTAAAGGCCTCGCCGAAATGGTCGCAAAGAATGGCAAGAACGCCGTTCAAGCCCGCGCCCAGGCGGTCAGCCTCAGCCGCTCCGTTGCAAACATGGTTCTGTTGGACAGCGAGGAAGAATTCTCGCGGATGCCGACGCCAATGTCCGGATTTCCCGAGATGTTAGACCGATTCTGCAATCGTCTAGCTGCTGCCCTCAAGACACCGGTTACTATTCTAATGGGGCAGGCGCCCGCCGGACTGAACGCGACGGGACAATCCGACCTGGAGTGGTTCTCCAACCAGGTGAGGGCAGAGCAACAACGGCACCTGCGTAGGCCAATGGAGCGTCTCATCAAGCTCCTCTTCCTTGATAAGGCAGGCGTGACTCGGGGATTGGAGCCTAACAACTGGTCCGTGAATTTCCCGTCGCTCAAGCAGATGTCCGATTTGGAGAAAGCAGAGATTCGACTAAAAACCTCCCAGGCGGATGCATCTGACGTTCAAAATGACATTCTACTGCCCGCCGAGGTCGCTAAGTCGCGCTATGGAGGCGATGAATACAGCACTGAAACGCAGGTGGACTTGGAATTGCGTGAGCAAACACGCAAAGCAGCGTCCACTGGCATCGACGAGGAATACCACACTGGGCGGGGTGAGCCTGGCGCACGTCCAGCATTGGAACAACCACAGGGTACTGAGCCTGATGGACCGCGAGGAGAGGAATCAGTAGCGCAAGCAGGAGCGAACAAACCAGCATTGAATCCAGAGGCGAATAATGAGCGAGTCAAGAATCCATCCGCAAGCAGTCCCACCAAGCGTTAGGTCACTCCCCAAGGAGTGCAAGACATGTGAGTCACCTCCCAACGGGCTCTATTATCAGGGTCTCCGTTGCTGGGGTTATTTCTGTGGCCCGTGTGCTCATCGTTACAAGCTAATTGAAATCCATGCCAAGCCTCGACAAATTCAAGCTCCCACGCCACGCGCGTAGGATTCCGCGACAACGTCAGCCCGATGCGCTACGAATGCGCTACCTGGCTGAGTTGAAGCCGTTCATCCGTGCGATGGCTCGAGCTGTCGCGGAGAAGATACGTCCCATTCTGCGCGAGATGGTGGCTCGACATGCAGAGGCGACCGGACAGCGCAAGGACGCCATGGCGCCTGGACATCGAATTCAGAACGAGCTGCGCCGTGTCTCCGAGCGCATGACTAAGGAATGGCCGAACGAGCGGCTACGAGGACTCAGCTCGGAGATAGCTAACGCCACATCACGCTGGCAGAAGGACCAGCTATTCGCACAGGTAAAAGGAGCACTCGGGCTCGACATCGGCACGATGCTAGATAAGGGGGTAGGAGCCCGGTTAGCGATGTTCAACGCGGAGAACGTCTCGCTTATACGCTCCATTCAGACTAGGTACCTCTCCGAGGTCGAGAAAATTGTGTTGATAGGGATAAGCAACGGCTCACGCGCGTCGGACATCGCGGCGGATTTGGTTGAACGCGCTGAGGTTAGTGAGGCTAACGCAGCTCGTATCGCGCGAGATCAGGTGGGAAAGCTAGTAGGTCAGCTCAATGCTGTCCGCCAACAACAACTTGGCATTACGGGGTTCACATGGCGCACCGTGCATGATCAGAGAGTCCGCGAGGAGCATGCGGAGTTGGACGGCAAGAAGTTCGAATGGGACGATCCGCCGGATGAGGGGCTACCCGGGGAACCAATAAACTGCCGATGTTATGGGGAGCCGAATTTTGAAGGTCTATTAGAGACCGAGTAGGGTTCACAGACAAGGAGTTAAATATATGGTTGAAAAGAAGGGTTCGGAGTGGCTGGTATTGAATCACACCGGCAAGAAGATTCTCGGCAAGCACGGCACCAAGGAGGAAGCCGAGGCGCAACTCCGTGCGGTGGAGATGCACAAGCACGAGAACGACGACGATGACTACGGCGTCGAGGAGCGCTCTGAGAAGCACGATGAGTACAATAGCGCCGAGGGCGACGAGTCCGGTGCACTTCGTGCTGGTGAGCAAGGTGGTGGCTCCTTCCCTGACGATGCTGAGCGTGGCAAGGGCGGCACGTTGGGCTCCAGCGGCCCCGGTCCCGGCGCGGGTGTGCAGTCCGCACACAAGAGAGCCGATACCCGCACGGTGCGTCGCTATGATTACGGACAATCCCTGAAACGCCCCGAGCGCATGGATAATGGCTTCATGCGCGTAGATGGTTATGTGACTCGTTCTGGCGTATTCGAATACCGCAATGCGGATGGCTCCATGCGGCGTGAATATCGCCCAGCCGGGGAGGTTTTCGGCAAGCAATCGATGGATAGCTTCGACCGTGCGCCGGTTACCAATGAGCATCCAATGGAGGGATTCGTTTCATCTTCGAATCGTCAGAGACTCAGCGTCGGTACCGTGGGCAATATCCGTCGAGATGGTCAATATCTCGCGGCTTCACTCCAAGTAGAGGACGATGCAGCCATCGCCGCGCTTGAGGGTGGCAAGCAGCAAATCTCCTGTGGCTATTACTGCGATTTGGAGGAGACTTCGGGCATTTCTCCCGAGGGAGAGCGATACGACGCGGTTCAGCACAATATTCGTGGTAATCACATTGCATTGGTTTCACAGGGTCGAGCTGGTCCGCTCGTCCGTGTCAGAATGGACAACAAGGACGCTGAACTAGTACCGTTCTTTTTACTTGGAGAATCAAACGTGAAATTGACGATTGACGGAGTTGAAATTGAGTTGCTCGACACTGGGGCGAACGTTGTGAAGAAGGCGCTGGCTGACCGCGCCGCTGCCACGACTTCGCTTCAGGCGAAGTTGGATGCCGCCAATGAGGAGTTGAAGAAACGCGCTGATGCGGCAGACCCCAAGCGGCTCGATGCTGCTGTGACCGCGCGCGTGGCTCTGCTCACCAAGGCGCAAGAGATTCTCGGCGAGTCCCCCAAGACCGAGTCCAGCGAGCGCGACATTAAGGTTGCTGTGATTCAAAAATTGAATCCAGGCTTCAAGGCTGATGGGCGAGACGACGCCTATGTGGCCGCGCGCTACGATGCGGTTCTTGACTTTGCCGCGACCGAGGCGGGCGCCGCGTGGCGGCAGATGAGCGCGCCAATTCCCGCGCCTCACGCGGACAGCGCGGATGATGCTCGTAAGAAGTTCGAAGAGAGAAACCAGAATGCCTGGAAGACGGCTTCGAAGTAAAGAAAGGACCTAAAAATGTCACAGACTAGCTATAGCCGGGTCTTCGTCAACGCCTTTGCAGGCATGTTGGGAGATTCCGCTTTTAAGTACATCCAGACCAGAGTGAACGCCAACTCGGGTCAGCTCCCTGCAGGCGTTGCCGTCAAGGATACTGGCACCGACGACATGGCTGATGTCGTGGGCGCTTCGACCGATAAGGTCAGCGGGTTCATCGTGAACAGCTTTGCTCGCGACCCCGGTTCTGCCTCGACTTCGTTGACTGGTTCGAATGCGATTCTGCCCAACAACGAGATGCCGATTCTCTCCGAGGGCACTCTGTTCGTGAAGCCGGAGAACAGCATCACCCACGGCTCGGATGTCTATGTCCGCTTCGCGAGCGGCACCGGCACTCAGCTCGGCGCGCTTCGTAGCAATCGAGACGGTGTGGCTCAAGTGACCACGGTCACTCCGACCGCCGCCGCAACCACTCTCTATGTGCTCCGTATCGCATTCGGCGATGCCAGCATGGGCGGCGCGGGCAACGGCGTGTGGGAGATTTCAACGCTGACTCCCAGCTCCGGTGAGACTGCAACCACGATTGTTACTTCGCTCAAGGCCGCCATCGCAGCTGATGCCGCGCTCTCCGCGCTGCTTGCTGCCTCCGGTACCGCTACTCTGATTCTGACCGGCGCCACCGCAGGTCAGGCGTTTACGGTTACTAGTCTCGGCGACGGCACTCTCTCTGTGGCTGCAACTACTCCTCCCGCTGCTACCTGCCGCCCGCTCAAGGCCGCGCGCATGCTGCACGACCAGGGGACTTCAGGCGTTCAACTGATGTACTTCTCTGCCGCCGTCGATGCGGCCCTGAACCACTAAGGAACCTGAGCCATGAAAAGAACCCCGTTTAACCTGCCTCACCTCGACGCCGCGGAGAACATCTTCTTTCAGCGTGAGCTTGAAACCATCCTCGCGGAGCAATTCAACGTGGTATATGCCACGCTGAAGGGCCGAATGCTGATTCCTACCGGGCCGCTGGGCGTTGACCCCTGGGCCGAGACATACACCTACGACCAGTACGACAGCAAAGGGAAGGCGAAACATATCGCCGATGCGGCGGATGACTTCCCGATGGTCAAGCCCACCGGTCTGCAATTCAACAACAAGGTCCAGATGTACGGCGATGCCTTCGGCTACAGCGTGCAGGAGTTGCAGGCTGCCGCGGCGAAGAACAAGCCGTTGGACCGTACGTTGGCGATGATTGCTCGCGACACCATCGAGCAGCAGGTGGATGCGCTCGCGTTCTCCGGTGATACCGCGAACGGACTGAAGGGCATCACCACCCTGTCCAACACTCTGACCCAGAGCCCTGGGACCAAGGCGTCGGGCTCCGCAACTAACACCACTGGCTGGCTCGATTCGAGCGGCAATGTGGTCGCCACGGCGGACGAGATGCTGTCCGACCTCCACCAGGCGTATATCAAGCCAGTCACGTCGACCCTTGAAGTGGAGCGGCCGACCCGAATCCTGCTCCCCACCGCGCAACACGCGGCTGCCCAGAAGACTCCTCGGTCCAGCATCAGCAATACCACGGTCCTTGAGTTCTTCCGAGCTACGCACGAGAATTGCGAGGTTATGAGCTGGGAGCGTCTGAAGGGCGCCGGTCCTGCGAACGGCTACGACCTGATGATTGCCTATGAACCAAACCCCCGGAAGATTCGCCACGTCCTGCCCGTGGATTTCACTCAGCAAGCTCCGCAGCTTCGGAACCTGAAGTACATCGTGAATTGCTACGTTCGGTCGGGTGGCGTAATCGCTCCCTATCCGCAGTCCATCTGCCTCTGCGAAGGCATCTAGTCGTACGGTCTTGGTCCGTGACCCTACCAAGTTTCGTGCGCACCGCGCCTCGGTTTCGACCGGGGCGTTGGTCTTTGGTAATGTGGAATCATGATTGCCTTCACGGACATCACTGCAGCTTTTCCTGAGCTATCCGTGGTCGCGTCGAGTACGTGGACGTGGGCAATTGCTGAGGCCTATGCCGAGTTGGACCCCGACACACTGGGGGCTGACCTAGACCGCGCTGCTACGTTTCTGGCCGCGCATTATGCTCAGCTGGCGACAGCTGCGCTGCCTATGGGCATGGTTTCGGAGCAACATGTCGGCCCCGTCGGGCGGACCGTCAAGCTCCCTGAGCTGAGGGATGACGACTATAGCCTGAGCAAGTACGGAATCATGTTCCGTCAGTTTATCCGTCGAACCATTCGATATTGGGGCGTC